AGAGTTGATTGAGCCGCCTGTAATGACAGCGTTGTTAGAGGCGAATGTACCGTTGGCTGTTAGAGTACCGGATACAGTCGCGGTAGTAGTGGTGATCGTAGAGGGATTAGTGCCTAACTCTACAATAGCGGCAGACGCGTTCTCTGTGAATATACGCTTGTCAGTTACGTTGACCGCCAGTTCGCCTTGAACCAAGTCACTCGTAGTTGGTACAGCCGATGCGGTTGAGCTGTTCTTGGTTACTATGACTGTCATGTCTATGTCCTGTTAGTTACCATTTTTCTTTGTTAGCCCAGTAGGCCGCTGATGTTTTGCCTTTTGCTATGTTCTTAGCATGGCGAGCTTTAAAGGACTTACGCCTTGCCTTCTCTGCTGTTGTTGTTGGGTTTTTGCCTGCTCCTGAGACACCTTGTTGACCAAAACGAATGGTCTTAACTGTGTCGCCTTCTTTAGCCAATACAACGTGGCTCTTTGTAGGATGGTTAGGAGTACGTTTGGGTTTATTATACCCACTCACACCTAATTTGGTCATTCTAGGGTCTTTTTTACTCATAAAGAAAAGGAGAGACAGCTCCGAAGAACTGCCTCCCCAACTCCTATTTAGGCGTTTACGTTCATGATAAATGCAGAATCAGGACGGAGTGCTTTCACACCGTACAGCTGATCAGCAGTATACAAGTTGGCAAGCCACTCTTGCTTGTACTGCGTCTGCGAACGAACGCCCATCTGCTCCGCTAACACGAACGTGTCTTTGTGGAGGAGCAATGCAGCTTTGATTTCACCGCCCGCTGTGTTGTCACCTGCTGCTTCAGAAGTAGCGCAGTTGGTAGATACAAATACGTCAATGCCGTACAAGTTACCAATCTTGCCATTCTCTACAGGCTTTCCGCTAACAAAGTCAGAAGAAACATAGCGCTCAACACCCATAATTGCATTACGCAATGAAGGTGGTATTACAAAGCAACGGTTATCAAAAGGAACATCTGCATCGTCCATCTTTTGAATCAAGTCACGGAAACAAATATCAGTAAAGACATCTGCTGTTGTAACTGTATCTTCAGCAAAAGCAGTAAGACCTGTAGTCGCATCACAATAGAACGAAGCTGTGTTGACGTAAGAGTCTGCGCCGTTACCTAAGTCTTTTGCAAGTGCGTGTAGATCAGTGTCTACTTGACGAGCAAGCGCATAACCCGCATCACCAGTGTAGAACTGACGCAAGCTAGACAAAGCCTGTACTTCAGTAATGTCTTCAATGAGACGCGAATACTCGAAGTGCTTGTCAATGAGTACAGGTACGTTGCCTTCAGTGTTGCCTTGGATACTAACGGCAGTGCCTGAAGTCTTAGCTACAGCTGCGCCACGAACAGGAGCAGGGATATTGATAGTATCGCCTTTCTTGCCTGTCATGCCCATTTTCTTAACTAGGTTAGCAAGTACGAGACTTTTCTCATACGCTGCACGTACCTCGTCACTCCAAATCTCTGGAATAAATGTTGCTGCTTTGGTGTTATTTACAACACCGCCTTGTAGTGGATATACTGAATTAGTCATCTTATTTCTTCCTTAGTTATTTAATCATTTGACGCGCCCCTCTTGATAAGCTACCATTATCTCATCAGACAATGCTGAATATCTGTCAGGGTCGTTTTTCATTAGTTTAATAATGTCTTGACGCCTAAAGATTTTCTTACTATTCGTCTGTGTTCCTGAAGCGCCGCCAGTAGATGCGTTCTTAATTGACGCACTCCTACTAGACTTCTCAGCATTTACAGTTTGACCAATCAATTGTTGACGATCTTTCCACTGACTAAATATCTCATCAGCAGCTTCGTAATCAAAGTTTCGATCAGCTTGTTGCAATAGTTTAGTCCTAAACGAACTCTCACTTATCCAATTAATAAAGTTTGAGTCAGAAAGAATAGCAGCCATATCAGGATGTTTGTCCTTTAATTTACCTTGGACGCTAGTCTTTTTCATATCCGTAGATGCTTTTTGAGCTTCACGAACAGCAGGGTGGTTATCTATTGCTTTCTGTATTGCCTTCTCAGGATCGGAAAAGTAATCAATCTCTTCGTCTACAGTTTCTTCTTTCTTGGAGGATTGCGACATTACAAACTCATCGACAACCTTACGTAGTTCACCTACCTCACCACTTTGACGACCAAGCATACGCTCAGCCTCTTGGTGCATTTGTACAAGCTCAGCAGCACTCTTGTTGCGATACTTGTCCGGTACGTTGTCTTCTTCACTAGGTTGCTCTTGCGAGGCTAGTGCGTCTAGATTGTCTACGGTGTCGTCTTCTTGTCGTCCTTCGTTTTGTTCATCTAACAATATAGCCATTATTAAAACTCCGTGATTAAATCATTATGGAGATTGATGGACTTGTGAGGCTCTTACGAGTTGTCCTCACGTCTTTCGCGCTTAATCTGATCTTCTCTATTCTTTGCCCACTTCATAGTAGACCCCGGAAAATGTCCTGATATAGGGTCTAGTGTGCATTGAACAGCGGAAATCATCTTAGTCGCTGTTTGATCGCAGGTAGAACACTCTGTTTCCCTTACCTCTTCGTCAATAAAGCGCTCAGTGACGTGTTGGTCTGGGCAGAGAAATTCATAGATACGCCTAGTCATCCTGCGCTTCCTCTTTAAGGACATCTAAAGTTGAATCTACCGTATGTGGCAAGTTCAGTATTAGATTTGCTATGTTCAGCTGTCCCTTCTTATAATAAAGGTCTTCAATGCTACTAACGGCATCTATGCCCTCTATTGCGTCTGTAAGAATGCTAATTTCTTTGTGTACATTCTTCCAACCGTCTGTAAGCAGCATATCTTGTATCTGCTCGTAATGTAGTACATCTGCCTCATTCATATTGTTTTCCCTCGTTAGGACAATAATGCTTGACTTCACATGGCGTATGTGATATAGCGCCGGACTATACCACAAAGGAGGTCAAATGTCAAGTCTTTTTTGAGCTTTCTTTTTTAGCAGGTTTAGCTGCTGCCAAAGCCTCTTCAAGAGCTGCAATACGCTTTTCCATACGGCTGTAGGCTGCATTTACTTGCTCTACTACACTTTCTAGCTCTTTATTGCTGACCATTTCTATTTTCCTTTGCTACTTCAAACCCTAACTTTTGTTCGTCTAAAGCTAAATTTGCTATTTTCATTCTTTTTTCAAAGTCTTTATCGTTATCAGTAGCTTTTTGAGCCGTTGCTACAGCTTTAATACGATCTGTCTCAAGTTCTACAGGTATTCCTCTACCTTCTAGCTCAATCTTCTTAGCTCTAGCGTTAGACTCGTTAGCCTGTGCTGTAAGAGCCGCTGTCTGGCTGTTCTTAAAGGCTCTATCTTCTTCTGCCATAGCCTGTTGCATCTGCTGCTGCTCTGGATTAGGCTGTTGAGCCTGTACCATAGTCTCTATCAGGTCTTCACGGTTAGTTATGTTCATGTTATCAATAATAGATTGCAGGATAACAGGATACACAGGGCTATCTTGCGGCATAGTCTGTAGCAACTGTACTAACTGGGCTACTTCGTACTCACGCGCAACAATACCTAGCGTACTAGTGGCTATAAACTTGTAATCATTGACAGGGAACAGCTCAGGCTCAAACTGCATATAACGCCACGCAGCTTTTTCAACAAAAGGCATCAAAAATGACTCTTGAAAGTTAACTAATGTGCGCTTTTGACGCTTAATTACTCCTCCAAGACTCATAGAGCTACCTGCTGACGTTGTACCGCCACCATTCATAGCTTGTTGAGCTGTGTCTACACTGCCTGTAGCAGCCTGTACCATGCGTTGTAGCGAGTCTGCCTGTGCAAACGTAATCTGACTAACTTGTCCAAAGTTAAACGGATGCAATACTTCAGCAGGGTTGCCGTTTGTTAGTATCAGTTTACCTGCTTTAACCTCTGGTTTAGTACCACGAGGCATTCTAGTAGCGTCCATAGCAAGCATAGGGTGTACAGTGAGGGCTAAAGCGTCAATACGAGCGCGTAGCTCAGCATCTAACGCCTTTTGGCTGTTAAAGCCTTTTTCACACACGCCCATGCCCCAGAAACGATTAGGTACAACGTCCCAAGGGAATGCTACAACAGGACGGTCTTCCATCATGTACGGAGACGCTTCTGCCTTTAGCAGCTTACCGCCGTTAGCAATAACAACAATAGCCTCTACGTAGTAGCTGTCACGACCTTCGTCATCTTCGTCACTGTCAAAGTTAACCATTTCATCTTCAGGATCAAAGGCATTCTCTAGCAACTGACGTGGTACTAATCCGTAGTACTTAGTTAACCTAACTTTGTCTTCTGGCTGCTGATACAACTCTTCGTCAGGCTCTATGTCAAGGTCAGGTGATGCACGACCAATGTAACACTCCTTGTAAACACCTTCTTCTTGCAGCTGCTCTACCATGTGCGTAGAGACAAACTCGTCAATAGCTACACCTACAGCAGACTCAATGTCTGTTGCTACAGGGTCTATAAGGAAGTTTTGTGGCTGTACAGGACGCAGTTTAACCACAGTGCGGTCACGGACGTTAACTCCTACAGCTGTCATAGCGCCGTCCATTACTGGCTCTGTTGCCGGAACCATCTCTTTTTTCTTTTCTAGTACAATCTCGCCAATGCCTGTTCCGTAGACAGCAGCGTTAATTAGACACTCACCTACAGCTTTTCTAATCTTGTTCTTAGAGAACTCTTTTGATAAGGCTTCACGTAGGAAACGAACGTCACCACGCTCTGTATCGCCCATGTCATCTTCTATGTCAAAGAACTTACCACGACCAAATGTAGCTTCTTCAATATCAGCGACGTTGTTCTCAACAGCTTGCAGTAGGGCAGGAGCTACAATCTTGCTACGCTCGCTCTCACGAGTCTTGTCTTCATCTGACCAAATACCACGCCACAGACGATAGTATTCATTGAACTTAACGTCATAGTTACTTTCGTAATAATCACGCCAATCATTAACCTTGTACATAACCCAATCTTCTAGGCTCTCATCAAGCAGATTGTCAGTATCTTCGTTATAGTCGTACATATTAATATCCTGTGTAAGAGTCTAGAGATTCTGCGTAGTCTTCTATTTGGTAGCCCCAATCGTAAGCTACGTTAGCCAGTTGATCTATATAAGCAAGTGAGTCAATAGTGTCATCGTGTACTAAGTGATTAGGGAACTGAAACAACTCATCCATGAATTGTATATTCCAATCACCTTTGTTAAGCGTAATGTGACCGTTCTCAAAGCGTCCCTGCAATGCCCACATTATCCTGTCAGTCTTCTTCTTATTACCGTGACTCAGCTCCTCAACTCTAAAGTATTTGTTGTAGCGTCTCATCAAGTCCGTTATAGGCGACATTACAGCCTGCCTACTAATACCTTTTTCAATACCAACTGCTATAGGATAGTGTTT